CTGTTTCAGGTGGTGGTGCTGCAATCAAGGCCGGGAAAGATGTCGCGGTAAAAACTGGAGAAGAAGTCGCACTGAATACAGGGAAGAAAGCTGCGGAGAAAAAAATCGGTGCTGTAGCACTTAAAGATACAGCCAAACTCGGAATTAAATCTGCGGCCTCTATGGGGGCAAGGGCGATCCCCATCATCGGCTCGCTGGCAATGGCGGGATATGATGCGGTTGACGGCTATAACGACACGGAAGCACAAAAGGCTGCATTTGGACTCAGCGATCAGCAAAAGGTCTCTACACAGCAGAAAAGCGCATACGCCGCTGCGAATGTGCTGGATATGGGAGGAATTGTTTCCGGCGCAACCAATCTGATAGGGCAGGGGATATCAGCACTTGGATTCCAACGCGCCGGAGAGTCACTAAAGAACTTCGAAACGGCTGATATAGCACGCGGTGTTAATGGCGCAATAGATATCACAAAATCGGCCTTTAACGGAGTGACTGGTGCAGTTAAAGACGCGTTTTTGTCTACAGACGACAGCACCAAGCAGGTTAAAAAAGCGGTTGAGGACGGCACAAGGAAAACTGTTGATGCGATTAATTCCTTAAAACAACAATTGCAAGGCGGGATTAATGGCGAAGATGGTGTGGGGGTATACGGATACACATCCCCGTCTGAATTTAATGCGCCTGCCGTAAACACCATTGCCGATGATCTGAATATTGGCGGGAGTAACGCCCAAAACCGCAACTACCGGAACCATAATCTTGGGAATCTGGTGTTTGCCAACCAGGAGGGGGCTACGCTTGAAACCCCAAATGCCAAAGGCGAACAACGTTTTGCCCGGTTTAATACCCCAGAAGAGGGGATCAGGGCGCTGGCAAACCAGGTTTCAAGTTACTACAACGGC